ACCTGCACGCCGCAGCCTGGGCAAACATATGGAATGCGTAGGTCATTCTGCATCTGTGGTGGCATCGTCCCCCTCCTCTTCTTCCTCGTCCTCTGGTTCTTCTTCTTCATCCTCGTCCGAGTCTTCCTCGTCCAGGATTGCGCCCTCGGTTTCCGGTTGCGCCGGCCAGCCCAAAACCCGCTCGCGGAACTCGACAAACGGCACAATCAATTCCGGCGAGCCAGCCGAAGCCGAAGAAATCGCCTGGGCGTATTCCTTCGCAATCTGTGCCTTCTGCAGGTCGCTCATCTCAAACAGCGTCTGCCATTTCACCGCGTAATCTCCGTTGGCCGGAGCAGGCACAGCCCCCAGCCAGATCAACCGGTCGATCACCTGCCGAAGAATGGCTGGTTCTGCATACTGCGTTTGCCGGGCCGAGATCGCCCCGGCCCAGCTCGTCAGGTCCTGACTGCTGGCCAGCTCGCCGCGCTCCGAGCCCAGCAGAATTCGCTGGGGAATGTCACTAGCCGCGGAGATCAGCGAAATGATCGCAGTAAAGATCCCGGTCGGATCGACCACATTCGAACCCAACGGCGTGACGTTAACGCCCTCGGTGCGAATAAAGCGCCGCAATCCATGGATATACTCGTCGATCTCGTCGCTCAAAGCCTCCGGATCGGCCAGAGTGAACCCATCCCGCACATCAGCATGCAGACCACGGTCCATGTTCTTCCAGTTCGCCTCTGCCCCGCCACCAATCACCTTCAGCAAGTCCTCCAGGCGGTTATAGACCCGCTCCAGGCGAGGGCGACCATAGATTTCATCTTCGTCCAGGTCTTCAGCCACGTGAATGACTCTGGTCCAGTGCACAATAACCGAAGGCAGTCCCTCGCCCATGGCCACCTGGTAAGTTTCAGGCAGCCGGTAGCGCTTATCCGCCGCATCGGTGACCAACGAGGCCACGCTTGCCGATCCTTCCGTGAACGGGCTGAAGTAGAGGACATCTTCAGCAGTTGAAAGGGACCCGGCCTCAAGTGGCTCGGATAACTTCGACGCGCCACGAACGCCGATCAATAAGATGCCGTACCGTCCGATGCCTGATAGGCGATCGACTCGCTGCAGGTAGTGCCAGAGGCGCAATTTCTGAATCAGGTACTGCACAGCCTGTAAGAAAGGGCTCTTCAAATTCTGTTGGGAGGTGTCCTCCTCCCCATCTTGGATCAATGGAGGTTTGCGCCAGGTATCCTGGGGCGGGAGATCGACGATCTTCCCGGAAATATCCTCGCGCCGGTAGCGGTCGCTGAATTGCTTGTACGTAATCGACGGCGGATACCCGAGGATATCGTACAAATCCCGATCGCCGTTGAACTGCGTCGCCGATGCCCTGGCCAGCAATGCCCGGTCGACGAGCATACTCAAGGCCACCAGGTCCTGATTGTTCATCCGCTTTTGCTCTTCTTCTCCCATACTCGCCTCCTCGGCCTAGCTCTGATAATGTGCCTTAGCTGAACTAACCTTTTTTGCTCCGACCCCAAGTACCGGCCCGTTTGACCGGGATCTCCATGCTCGCCACCGTGCAATAGTTCTCGGCATGAGCAAAGTGATCCGGCCCCGACTCCACGTATACCGCAGCCGGCTGCCCGTTGGCGGCTTTTTCGACGACTCTCACGGGCGCCTTGAGGTGATCGTAATAACCGGCCACGTCTCGCGCATAACCAGGCAGTGTGTTGATCCCCTCGTAAAACCGCGAGAAGGTCACATCCAACGTGCGCGTGCGATCCAAATTGACCACACCTCTGTCTGCGTCCCACTCCGCTGGCTCGACCCGTTTGGTCCCAATCTTCTGAGTAACGTAGTAAGCCAACCACACGACTCCAGCCGGGAACTTCTCCTGAAACTCGCGCGCCTTGCGTGTCTCCGGCAGCGCATCTACTACGCAGGCCTGCACGTTATAGGCTTTGAATAGCCGCTGGAGCGCTTCGAAGGAATCCACTTCGCCGGCAAACCGCTGCGGGCGCTCGCCTGTTTCCGGATGCTCTGGACCGCGAATAACCACGTTGAGCAGCTTGTTCACGTCTACCCCCGCCACGGTCGGCTCATACTGAACCGGCTTGTGGGCATATTCCCGGCGCAGCTCGTCGAGGATCTGGTCGGTGATCTGCCCGCCGCGCGGGGTGTACGGTAAGCCCAAATCCTGGTTGTAAGCCTCGCGGCGCTTGGTCTCGTCGGTCGTCATCAGCGCTTTCACGATATCGACCATTTTCGCCGTTGGGCTGAACAGCTTGGTCAGGTGGTAACCACGGATAACCCGATCGGGCCATTCCGCCACCCACTCACCGCGCGCCAACCGGTTCAACGCTTTCGAGCACTTCGTACAGCGCACGTGCTCAGACCACTTCACTGGCCGCCCCAGCTCGTCCCACTCGTAGACTACCTGCTGGATGGTGAGCGGTTGCTTTTCACCGCAGTGCTCGCACCGCACAAACCACTGCCGCTGATCAGACTCCATCCACTTGGCGTGGATCCCGACTCCGGTGTAAGTGGGAGTCGAAATCCAGCGCTGTTCAGCGAGCTTGCTGTGCCCCAAACGCTTCTCGGCGATCGCCGGCGCGCGCGCGTCCATCTCGTCCACCTCATCGAGGATGATCACATCCGCGTCGATAGATTTCAGTTGCGGCGCCTGCCCGTTGGGCTTCACCTGGCCACCACGCAGGTACAGGAAGCGGTTGCGGATACGTTTCAGTGTCACTCGGTCCGCCCCGCGCTTTCCGTCCGTGCCACCCTCAACCACGATCGAATCCAGGTATGGGCTGGCTTCGATCGCCGGCCCAATGCGCGCAGAAGAGAAGTCGCTAACGTGCGTGTCAGTTGGGAAGATATATAGCACCGTGGCCCCGCGCTCGTCGGCTGCCTGGAGCGCGTAAGACACGCCGTACTCGCTCGCTCCCATCTGGCTGGCCTTATACAGGACCATCACCTGCGCAGGGTCGGCGTAGATGTCGATCAAGTACGGGTGATGTGTCAGATCGAACGGGCGATCCACCGACAGACTCGGCCTGCGCTGGATCGTCCACAGCAGCAAACTCGACGACTCCATGCGCGAAGTACAGCGCTTCAGCCTTTCGGCCAGCGCCACGCTCAACCGTTCCCGGTTTTTTCGCTCAAGATCATTCGTCGTCTGAATCATCCGACACCCTTGCCGCAATCTGCAAATTCTGGATCTGCTGCTCCAGTTCCTCGTCGGTTAATGTGTTCGCCCCGCCGGCTGCGCCTGGTTGAGCCCCTGCCCCGCTCTTGGGGTCTTGCTTGCCGCCCCCCAGATCCTTCGTCATCGTCAAGAAGATCTTTTGGTATTGGAACGCATACCGCTCCGAGCCCGTGGAAGCCAGGTCAATCAGGTGCTGGATCACATCCGCGCGGTGTTCCATCAACGGTTCGATCTGCATCTTCGCCACCCGCTCTTCGATGGCCGGCTCTTTCTCGACCCATTTCCGGATCACTCGATCAGAGGCCAGCCCCAGAATGGTGGCCAGCTCGGCCTTGGTCTTCGGCCAGCGCGACTTCGCCGGCGAGGCCTTCCAGGCAATGTAAGCCGCCTTGCGCCAATCCCAACCCTCCACGCGCAGCTCCAGGTAATCCTGCCACCACGGGCACACCGCACGCTGCTCGAGGAACGCCGCTCGCGCAGTCCGGCTCTCCTTCTGTCCCGGAGTCGCCTCGCTGGCCGGGAACGCGGTCGCGGCGTTGTCAACCACTGGTTCTACGGGTTTTCCCCTACGCGATGGAGTCATGTCACAAAACCGGTAAATTCGGAACTTTTATTTTTAGTGAAATCTTCCGCCTGCCCCACCCAACCAACCCGGCGCGCGCAGACGTCCTTGCCCTTGGGCTATTATGACTACACGCACAGAGCATATAATCCGCGTTACCTGCACAGACTCCGGGAAGGTTGGGTGTGAGAGTCGGGTTCATTACTCGAATGGCTCCAGCGATCGCGCCCAGGCCTCAATTCTAGCCATCCGCTCTTTCATGGCTTCCTGCGAGGCCTCCAGCAAAATCACCCGCTGCGTGAGCGCAGCCAGGTCGGGGTTTTCCTCGTCGCCGTCGTCATCGCCCCCATGATTGGGAACTACCGGCGTGAACCCCAACCAGGCATAAAATTCATCCTTCGTCATCCAGGCAATGTTGATGTCAACCGTGCGAGGTATGCCGTTTGAATTGCGGATGTCATCCCCGGGAATGAAACGATCGCCGGAGATCTGGACTAACTCCGGAAGATCGTTATAGATATACTTGGGCCGCCAGGTATCTGGAATGGCCGCAATCAAATCTTTGATCCCTTGCCACGTGGTCTTGACAGAACCGGCATTCCAATACCACGCAGCTATCCAAACATCTTGATTGCACAGCCAGTCTCCTAGCGAGGGAGAATAGGTAGAGGTGAACCACCAGCCGGTGTAGTTCAAAATTTTTACTGTCGGCAGGTATCCGCGCATCATCAGCCAGCGCACACGTTCAACATGGCGCGAAACCGTTTCTTTGATCCAGAAGTCGCCGACCTTTGCGCAGTTGCTACCATTGGCATACCAATCAGAGTAGGACCGCCAGTACCGCTCTTCATCCGGGCAATAAGCTGCCGCTGCCCGCTTCTTAGCCGTTTTTACCTTGCGCCAGTCAGTCATCCACTCTTCACCGATGATCCATTCGCGGAGCAAGGCTCGAATCTGTGGATCTTCCTCGATGTAGACCTGTGCTCGCTGATCGTCTGGCAGGTTATCCTGCTCGCGCAGCTTCTCGATATCTACCTGTCGGTTGAGCCACAGAGCCGTATTGATCATTTGATAGATCAGTACTGGCTTGCCAATCTTATAAGCCTCGTCCCACTGTTCGAGGGCCCCTTTCGTGCGCCAGGATTCTGGTCCAGCCGTGTCATCAACTTCGCAAACTTTGATGGCCACGAAATCGACGAACGGCTGAATATCCACCCAGTCGATGTAGGGTTGATATCGCGCCGTGATGTCAATGCCCATCGCCCGCGATGCCATGAACGACCCGCCGGCGATCATCTCCCCCCGCCGCGCCTGCTGTGATTGGCCCAAAACCCCCACCAACCACGCCAGGATTTTTCCCAATGCCGTCTTGGCCTCAGGAGTCTCCTCGGCAACCTCGGCCTGTGGACCATCGATCAGCTCTGCGTGAGCCTGCCGTTCGGCCCGCAGTCGCTCTTCGCGCATCTCCAGTTCATCTTCCCTGGTCAGGACATAATCCCCCAAACGTAGTTCGTATTCGGCTTCCAACGGCTCGGCGCCAACACCGATAGCCTCGATGGGTTTACCGCCAACATACAACTTTCCATTGACGATCGCCCGACTCAAGTACACAACCTGAACATCGTCCCATTTTCCCATGCTACTCCTCCTCGATGCTCCAATCATTTGGCCGCCATGCCGGCGTCAAATTGTTGGCAGCAATTTGGTTCAGCAACTGGTCGATCCCGCCCATCAAGTAGGCGATTCGCTGAGCATACCGGCGCACTTGCCGCGCCAGAACCTCGTTGCGCTTCTCCTGCTCGACCTGGCTCTTCTCGAGGTGGTCCAGCCGCTTTACCAACGAATCTACGGTGTTCGTCTGGGCAGTCGCCAGACTTCCCGCCGCGTTTACAATCGACTGCACCGCCCCCCCCTGCTCGTTCGCAGCTTCCGCGTCCGTCTTCCTGGCCTCGGCCTGAAGCTTCCGCTTCTCGTCCCGCGCCTTCAGTATGTCCCGAACGACAAACGCCACTTGAACAAGTGCCAGGAGGATGGGTGCGATGTAGGGTGTAAAGTTTTCCATCATAGGCACTTCTTACATGTGTCTCCGCAATAAGGCCGGGGCGAGTTCAAAATAGCCCCACTGGTGAGCGATACCAGCAAAAGCGTAATGGCCGGGCGCACGTACACCTGCCCAAACTCGGTAGGGTCAATCATGTTCGACCACCCTGCCAGGACAGATACATACAACCCGGCCACGTACAGCCCGACCAGGCCGTTGACGAGCTTCAAGGACCGCCAACGGCTCCGGCATCGCAAAAAATAGCGCAGGTTGAGGATGAAACACAGCAGCCCCGCCGCCACGTTCACCCAACCCAGCAGAACAGCAAATGTCACTTCCGAACCTTGGCCTTGATCAACGCAGGAGCTGGTAGTTTTCCTTCGATGGCCACGCCGGCAATGTATCCGCCGATCAAAACCGCAATTTCAACCAGGATATCCTCAGTCAGGCCAAACGGCAATTTCACATCGAATGCGCCCAATGTCATCACGAGAAACCCCAGTACGGCAGCCCAGAACTTTCGCGATTGCAAAACTCCCCGCCATCCACCCGGCCCTGGATCCACGGCAACGCCAACCAGGTACGAACAGGCGATGACCAGGAACCCTGCCCCAGCCTCTTCGTCAAGCTCGAAGGTGGGCACGGCGGTTGACACGATGAGCACGACCAGCGCGATCACCAGCAACCAGAACTTTCGACTCGTCAACAGTGTTTTCATACGACCTCCTCAGGCAAAACAGAAAAATGGTTCTACGTTTGCATCATAGCAAAAACAGACCTCATAATACAAGCGTTCTACACAATATACGGGGGTTTGGCGGCTTTTTAATGCAAAACACCACCATATATGGCGGTGTCTGCTTTGCGCCGGCCCGTTCCGACCCTTAACGACTCTACCAGGGTTCAGGCCTGGCCTATGGCCCAATGGCCCGAACTAGAAAGTATCTCTTACCAATCATTACTCTCGCCAATAGCATTCGGTTTAGGCAACGCCAACTGGTAAGGTTGGATCGGCGCGTCGACGCTCCGCTTGACGAAGGCCGTGACGACCTCTTCAGTTGTCGGGGTGATCGCGTAAATGGAAGATGGGCCAATCAGTTGGCTGTATCCTGGTCGCTGTTCATCCGCGGCCGGCACATCGACCCGAATGAACCCTTGCCCGGCGATAACTTGTTCGGTCACCCGCCCGGCGATAACCTTGCGGCCCATGATTTCGACGATGCACCAGGCATCAAAAGCATTTTCAGCGTTAGACATGGTTTGCTCCTTATTTCCTCAATCTCGCAAAGTTTTCTTATGCCGCCGGCGACCCTTCATCCGCTCCCGCCGGGAAACCCGCACTGGTTCAAAGCACTCCGACTGGCCATCCCGAACCTGCACCCCTTCACTCACTGAGGTCGCCGCCCTGTCTATACTGCCCCGAAAAATATCCCCCACAATTTGAATATTCGCCTTCACAGACATGCGCTTCTTCAGAGTTTCCACGGGGTCTTGTTTCAAAATGACTTTGTATAGGTGCAAAAGTCCTTGAAACGATAGCCTCGTGAAGTATTTCTCCTCGATTTTCTGGCGCACTTCATTTATTGCTTCATCGGTAAGGCCATGGCTTTGCAGGTCAAGGAGAGCCACCTTCTCTGCTATCGCAAAATCATAATCTTCTTCGTTCCGAACGGCCGTCATTAATTTATCGACCTCAGAAAGTAAATCACTCATGCCTTCTCCTTCCTCGCCTCGATAATATATCGGAGCCTGTTGATATCAATTTCAGCGATCGTTACATCAAAGGCGGATTTTTCAACTCGCTGATGTGCCGCATCCTTTGCGACTTGGTCTGACGCCCTCTTTTCCTCGACAGTCGCGTTGAAGAATTCGGTATGCGCCTTTTTCATCCGCGCAAAGGCCCGGTTGATCTCCTGCTCCAGCTCACTCCGCACTTCTCCGATCGCCGCCATAACATCCGCGCGCTGCCACCCGGCGACCGCATCCAGAATGACCTGCGCCTGGGTGTTCGGCTTTGTATGAACTCCACACGTCAGTTCGTCATAGACTCTGGTCACCTCTTGCATACAAACCCAGTAATCGAACAACTCTCGCTTGACCTGCCCCAGGTTCACAGTCCCATCCTCATTGAGAACGATCTGCTTCCAAACATTCTCCCAGTTGCTTTCGACATCTAAATCGATAGGCCCTTCTTGAGAGTCATCAACCGAAAACTGAACAATCGTTCCATTCTCTGTATCCACGTCCTCCTCCTTTCCGTTCTGATAAGGTTTATTAC